AATTTGCTTCTGGCAAACTTAAATCTTCTTCGGGTAAGAAAGTAACTAATCCGAAACAAGCCAAAGCTATTGCTCTGAGCGAAGCGGGTATGTCTAAATCAAAATCGAGGAAAAAGAAATGAAAGATATGAAAGGTAAAGGCGCAAAGAAAGGTGGCGAATCTGGTGGTTCGTACCGCAAAGCGGCTGATGGCCCGGTAGTCAAGAAAGGCAAGACCAAAGGTAAGCAGGTTAAGATGGCTATGGGCGGAGAAACGCCCATGCCTAGAGGAGGAGGCCTACGGATGCCTCAAGCACAAGGAGGGAGGATGCCTCGAACACCCGGAGGGATGATGCGTCAAGCACCCGGAAGGACAATGCCTCAAGCACCAAAAGGCGGAATTGCTGATGAAGGGCCGGGCGGGATGATTTTTGGGCAACGAGGCCCACAGACCGAAAGCGATCCGTATCTAGAAAGAATAAAACAAAATAAGCTTACTCCTTATAGCAATCCGGGTATGGCACCAAGTAGTGATAACAGTGAAAGGATATTTGGAGGCCCACGGACTGGCGGCCCCGGCGCGATGATGGGTAAAATGGGTGGTGTTGGTGTTGGCGGTGGTGTACCTGCCTTTCAATCACCAAAAGGCGGAATTGCTGATGAAGGGCCGGGCGGGATGATGGCTAAAAAAGGCGGCTCAATAAAGGCTAAAAAGGGCGGCTCAATAAAGGCTAAAAATGGCGGCTCAGTTAAGTCTTCCGCGTCTAAACGTGCCGACGGTTGCGCCACTAAGGGTAAAACCCGAGGGAAGATGTGCTAATGCCTACTAATAAACCAAAATACCCAACTGAAAAAGAGCTTAAAGATCAGGGATATTCTGTAGCTGAAATACAAGCAATTATGGAGGTTTCTGACAAGGAGCGCCGGGAAGAAGAAAGTAGAGCTCCTACGACACGCACTGAAATAGGTAAGAAGAAAGGCGGTTCAGTTAAGTCCAAGTCAGCCTCTAGACGTGCTGATGGGTGCGTTACTAAAGGCAGGACTCGAGGAAAAATGGTATGAGACCCAGTCGCGGCATGGGGGATGTAGCGCCCTCTAAAATGCCTAGTGGGAAGACTATATATCGTAAGGATAACCCTAACGAGGTGACGGTTTATAAGAAAGGCGGTAAAGCCAAGTGGATTCAGGAGGCTGTCAAGAAGCCCGGGGCTTTACGCAAATCTTTAGGCGTTAAGGAAGGGCAGAAAATACCTGCTAAAAAACTTGCTGCGGCGGCTAAAAAACCGGGTAAGATGGGTCAACGCGCTCGGTTGGCGCAAACCTTTAAGAAGATGCGTAGCGGGTAAATGGCTCGTACTGACGAAACCAAGTGGAAGAAAGTTGTCGCTAGTGTAAAAGCTGGCGGTAAAGGCGGGAAGCCCGGGCAGTGGTCTGCTCGTAAAGCTCAGTTAGCCACGCAGCAATACAAGAAGTCTGGTGGTGGGTATCGAGGTGAAAAAACGGAAGCGCAGAAATCGCTTTCCAAGTGGACTAAAGAGGATTGGGGAACCAAGTCTGGCAAGCCTTCTACCCAAGGTTCTAAAGCCACTGGGGAGCGTTATTTGCCGAAGAAGGCTCGAGAAAGTCTGTCAAAGCAAGAATATGCGGCGACTACCAGAGCGAAACGAGAAGGCACTAAGGCGGGGAAGCAGTTTGTTAGCCAACCCAAACGTATAGCGAAAAAGACGGCTAAATTTAGATGACTACATCAGGCACCAGCGTATTTAACCTAGACCTCGTAAACATTATGGAAGAGGCTTTTGAGCGTTGTGGGCGGGAATTACGTACCGGCTATGACTTCAAGACCGCTCGCCGTAGTTTTGACTTGTTGACGATAGAATGGGCGAATCGCGGGATTAATCTGTGGACTGTTGAGCAGGGTTCGGTTGCTTTGACGCAGGGCACAATAACGTATGATTTGCCTGTGGACACTATAGATTTGCTTGACCAAGTAGTTCGTACTGGCACGGGCCAGAATCAGGTTGATATAAACATATCCAGAATTAGCGTGGATACCTATTCAACGATTCCGAACAAGAACGCGCAAGGTAGACCCATACAGGTCTGGATAAACAGGCAGTCGGGGGCAACAAACCCGGGCCCGTCCGTGGCTTACCCGCAGATAAATGTGTGGCCTGCACCAGACCAAAGCAGCTATTATACGTTTATATACTGGCGTTTACGTAGGATACAGGATTCTGGGGGCGGCGCATCGACTCAAGATATACCTTTCCGGTTCCTGCCGTGTCTTGTTGCGGGGCTATCGTATTATCTGTCTATGAAGCTGCCTGACGCGCTACCTCGCATGGAAATGCTTAAAATGGCTTACGAAGAGCAGTGGAATATGGCGGCGGATGAAGATAGGGAAAAGGCTCCATTAAGACTGGCTCCTAGACAGATGTTTTTCTGAGGTGACGTATGCCTAATCGGTTTGCGTCGGGTAAAAAAGCTATCGCGGAGTGCGATAGGTGTGGTTTTAGGTATAAGTTGAAAGAACTGCGCTCTTTGGTCATTAAGACCAAGAATGTGAATATTCTGGTCTGCCCTACGTGCTGGGAGCCAGACCAGCCACAGCTTCAACTTGGTATGTATCCCGTGGATGACCCGCAAGCACTGCGGAACCCGAGGCCGGACACAAGTTACGTGCAGAGTGGTTTAAACGATGACGGTAACCCGTCAAGTGGTAGTAGAATTATCCAGTGGGGATGGGCACCCGTTGGGGGCAGTAGAGCAAATGACGATGGTTTAACGCCCAATAACTTAGTGCTGAATATAGAGCTTGGCACTGTTACTATTGTGACTACTTGAGGATTGCGAAATGAAACACGACGACGTAAAGAAAGATAAGCCGCTGATAAAGAAAATTGCTACTACTGCAGCTAAGAAAGAAGTAAAAGGGCATGAAGGGCGTATGCACAAAGGTTATGCAAAAGGTGGCAAAACCAACGAACAGATGAAGAAGTTGGGTCGTGGTTTGGCTAAAGTGGCTAACCAGAAAAAGTCTTCTTTCACCTATAAGAGCCGGGGGCGGTAATGGCAAAGTCTACATACAGCATGAAAATAGGCGGTAAGGAAGTGGGGCCAGCAACTGTTTACGCTCCTCCGCGTGAAGGTTACGGCAATAACGGGTATCCGAATAACATACCCAATACACAGACGAGCCGTACTCGCGGAACCACGCACACTACTCGTGGCAATAGCCACAGCAAGAAGATGGGCTAATGAACTATACCGATTTATCTAAACTCATTCAGGCGTATACGGAAAATGAATTTCCGCAGACGGTTAGCTCCGTCACGTCTACTGAGCAGATAGATGCGTTTATTCAACAGGCAGAACAGCGGGTTTATAACAGCGTTCAGTTCCCTTCTTTGCGCAAGAATGTGACAGGCGCAACCTCTGCAAGTAATAAATACTTATCCTCACCAAGTGATTTTTTGGCGGTGTATTCGTTAGCTGTTGAAGATTCTGGGTCATATGAGTATTTGTTGAACAAAGACGTGAACTTTATCCGTGCAGCTTACCCAAGCCCGACAGATACCGGAGTGCCTAAATACTACGCTTTGTTTGGGCCAACTACTACCAATGCGGTGCCACCTGTTATAACCAATGAGTTGTCTTTTATTTTGGGGCCTACTCCTGATGACGCTTACACTGTGGAATTGCATTATTACTACTACCCCGAGTCTATTGTTACTGCAAGCACAACATGGCTTGGGGATAACTTTGATTCTGTCCTGCTCTACGGGGCTTTGATGGAAGCAGCTACGTTTATGAAATCTGACCCGGACACTATAGCCAACTACCAGAAACGGTATGACGAAGCCCTTATGATGGCTAAACGCCTCGGAGATGGTATGGAGCGCACGGATGCGTATCGGTCTGGGCAAGTTCGGTATCCGGTGCCCTGATTATGGCGTTTACCGGCAATTACACTTGTGATGGTTTCAAACTTGGCCTTATGTCGGCTGATTTTGATTTTGCTTCGGGTACGACAGACCAGTACAAAATAGCTTTGTACACAAACTCCGCTACGTTAGATAACACGACAACCGCTTACACAACGAGTGGGGAAGTTGTAGCTTCCGGATACACTGCGGGGGGGTCTTTGGTTACCCCAACCCTTTCTTCCAGTAACGGCACAACGTATCTGGATTTTAATGATGTTTCTTGGACGGCAATTATAACTGCGCGTGGGGCGTTAATTTATAAAGTAGGTGGTAGCAACACCGCTATGTTTGTTCTTGATTTTGGGTCGGATAAAACTTCTACAGCGACTTTCCAAGTAACTTTCCCTACACCTAGCGCCACCACAGCTTTAGTAAGACTTTCTTGAGGACTAAAATATGAGTAAAACAAATAGTGAAAAAGTAGCTGCTGGGGGTGTGTTTACTGCGGCTTGTTATGATAAGGACGGCAATCTTAAATGGGAAGCCAAGTCGCCTAATTTGGTGGTGAATGTAGGTTTGCAGGACATGAACACTCAATATTTCAAAGGCGCAACATATTCTGCAGCTTGGTACATTGGGATTTACGGTGCCGCCGCTTCCAACACGCCCGCCGCTGGTGATACGTCTGCTTCGCACGCAGGATGGACTGAAGTTACGGCTTATAGTGAAGGAACCCGACCAGCTGCTACATTTGGCACAGCCACTACCGCAGACCCGTCGGTTATAAGTAACAGCGCGTCACCGGCTCAGTTCACCATGTCGGGCACGACTACCGTTGGCGGTGCGTTTTTGATTAGTAATAGCACCAAGGGCGGCTCTACTGGCGTTTTGTTTTCGGCTTCCGACTTTCAATCACCGGGCGATAGGTCTGTAATTAGTGGGGATATTGTAAAGGTTACATACCAGTTTAGTTTGGATGCAGCTTAATCCTTACAGGTGATGGAGGATGGCAGACACAATCCAACCTTTATTTGGTATAAGTGGATTTTCGTTTGCGTCTTTTTCAGGGCAAGAAGATTCTGTAACAGCGTATGATAATTCTGTAACTGAGACTGCTACAGGCACAGATACAGTAAGTAGTTTAGCGGTATTTGGCAGTTCTGTTATTGAACTTGCCACAGGGACAGATACAGTAAGTAGTTTGGCGGTGTTTGGTAGCTCTGTTACTGAGCTTGCGACAGGAACGGATGCGGTAAGTAGTCTAGCGGTATTTAGGAGTTCTGTTGCAGAAACCGCTACTGGCACGGATACAACTAGTTGTATTTTGGTTTTCCCTGCCACAATTACCGAGTCAGCTGTTGGTCTGGATTCTGTAAGCAGTAGGACGGTGTTTGGGGCTTCAATACTTGAAAGTGGCTCCGGTGCGGATTTAGTAACGTGTAGTTTTATGTGGGAAGTTATAGACACGTTTGAGACATCCGACTGGGGCAACATAAACGCATCACAAAGCGTTACGTGGGGGGCGGTAGATACATCGGACACGGCAACTTGGGCAAATATAGACGCATCACAAACGGTAACGTGGGATGATGTTTCTACAGATATAGACCCTAACTGGTCTAATATCAACACTAGAGAATAAGGTGTATACATGGCGCTAGTATTAAAAGACAGGGTAAAAGAAACAACTACCACGACAGGTACGGGCACTCTTACCTTAGCTGGCGCGATGTCTGGCTTTCAAGCCTTTTCGGTTATTGGCAACGCGAACACCACTTACTACGCTATATATGAACCTTCGGGCACTGCGTGGGAAGTCGGGTTAGGCACTTATACTTTATCCGGTACAACTCTTTCCCGGGACACTATTCTTGCTTCTTCCAACGCAGGCGCAGCGGTTAATTTTGGCGCGGGTACCAAAATAATATTCTGTACTTATCCTGCGGGTAAATCTATTTACTATGGGGCCTCTGGGGAGTCTGTATTAACAGGGCCTCTTCTTGTTGGTGCTGCGGCGTCAGCGACTCCGAGCGCAGATGTGGAGTTAGAAATATTCGGTAACAACACTGGGTTGACCGGAGACATAGCGACGAATACGTTACGTATAACAGATTTAGACACATCAACGACGTCAGATCAACCGATAGGAAAATTAGAATTTTATGGTTCGGACTCAACTTCGCCCGGGGCTGGTGTAAAATCATACATTCTTTCCGCCTCAAAAGGTGGGGCTGGTGGCGGTGATTTGCGCTTTGGTACTTCGGCAAACGCGGGTACTGTCGCAGAAAACATGCGGCTTACCTCAGCTCAACTATCTGTAAACGGCTCTATGCTTGTTGGCGCTGCGGCTCTGGCTTCAGCTGCCAGTCTTGAAGTGTCTCGTAATATTTCTGGTGGCACAACCTCATTAGGTGTTATATCCAATGGCGAAATACAATCAACTGTTACTACAGGTGCGGATGGTTTTAGATCAGCTATAAGCACCCAAGCAACAACATTTACTCTCGCATCACTACGCCATTTCAATGCAACACAGGGAACGATAGGCGCTGGGTCAACAGTTACTAGCCAGTACGGATTCATAGCAGACAACTCCCTTACCGGCGCAACCAATAACTATGGTTTCTATAGTAATATTGCGTCCGGCACTGGAAGATTTAACTTCTATGCCAACGGCACTGCTGCGAACTTCTTTGGTGGTATAGTCACCGTCCCTGCTGGCACTGCCGCATTACCCGCTATTATCTCCACCACAGGCACAGCGGATACAGGTCAATTCTTCCCTGCGGCGGATACAATTGCGTACTCTACGGCTGGTACTGAAAGGATGCGTATTAATAGTGCTGGCTCTGTTGGTATTGGTAATACTTCATTAACTGGTTTTAATTTACGTGTAACTAAAGCTATAACGGGGGCGACTACTGCTTTTGGTATTGTAAACGATGGGCAAATTCAAACAGATGTAACAGATACCGTTTATGGTATTCGTAGTCGTATGGCAGTTGCTGACGCTGCTACTGTGCCCACTATTTATTCGATTATAGCGGAACAAGCTACTTTAGGGGCGGGCGCTACTGTAACAAATCAGTTTGGTTTTGTAGCTGGTAGTTCATTAACCGGCGCTACCAACAACTACGGTTTTTACGGCTCTATAGCCTCCGGCACTGGAAGATTTAACTTCTACGCTGCTGGTACTGCGGCTAATTACTTCGGTGGTACGGTAACGATACAAACCGCCAGTGCGACAGCTTTAGCAGTAGGTTTAAACGGAGCTACTAACCCCGCGTTTACCATAGATTCTTCAACAGCGTCTCAAGCAGCAGGATTTAAGATAACGGGCGCAGCCACGGGCGGCACGGTAGCCTTGGTAGCCACGGATTCAGGTTCTAACACCAGCTTGTCCTTTAACGCAAAGGGCACCGGGACTATAAGCGTTGGAAATGTATCAACTGGTGATATGATTTTTGGTGGCACGGCTGATGCTACCCGACGTGTAGAAATAACAACTAACGGTCTTGCAACATTTGCTTTTGGGGATAATAGTTTATCGGCTAACATTACCCTGCAAAATTTAGGCGCTAGTTCTACTACAAACCACGGGTCTTCGATTCTTTGGAGAACACGTACTGACTCTTCTGCCACGGCTATAAATTCAGGGCGTATTGCTGTTATCAAAGAGCAGTTATGGACTTCAACAGCGTCCACTCAAGACTCTGCAATGGCATTTTACGTTACAGTTGATGGAAGTATGTCTGAGAGGATGCGTATTAGTAGTAATGGTAGCGTAGGATTAGGTGGAACTTCTGCTACAACTGCGCTTTTAAATTTACGCTCTTACTCATTTGCTGATGCAGCCACTGGTGCGATAGGGGTTTACATAGATGGGACTGTCCCAAGTACGCTAACTAGTAATTTTCAAGGTTTTCGTACAAATATAGCTACTGCGGCTTCGGCTTTTACTTGCGCCAACGGGTATCATTTTTACGCCGCGCAAGGAACGATAGGCGCTACATCTGCTTTGACTAATCAATTTGGTTATGTAGTAGATGCAAGTTTAACCGGCGCAACAAACAATTACGGGTTTTTTGGGGATTTAGCTTCTGGTACTGGGCGCTGGAATCTGTATATGCAGGGCAGTGCAAAAAACTATCTTGCGTCAGGAGTTAACATCGGCAGTACCAATGATGATAATTGGTTAGACGACTCGTCAAATGGTGCCGCCTCTACGACGCTATACATAGGCAACCAATCAATAACCACGTCATCTGATATTAGGCTAAAGACAAATATACAGGACACAGAAATTGACGCCCTTGGTGTAGTGAATAAACTTAGGGTAGTTGATTTTAATTGGGAAGACCCCAGTGATACGTCTTGGAATAACAAGAACGCAAGGGGCAGGTGGACTGGGCTAATTGCTCAGGAAGCTATTGAACATGTACCTTATGCGGTAAACGCACCAAGAAACCGGCAGACAATGGAACCGGTGCTAGACGCTATCGACGATTGCGGGAAAGATATATACTGGTTTATGGAGTACCAGCAAATTGTACCGGTACTTATAAAGGCTATACAACAACAGCAGCAACAAATAAACGAGCTGAAAAGTCTCGCAACCTTATAGGAGGAAACATGCAAGTCGAAATCAAATTAACAGTAGAAGAAGTAAACGTAGTACTGCAAACTTTGGGGCAGCTCCCTACATCCAGCGGGGTATATCCTTTGCTGGTTAACATTAAACTTCAGGCTGACAAACAGATAGAGGATAAAGGCAATGCCGACAATGCAAGTTGAATTGACTGACGACCAGTACGCCCGTTATAAGGCGGGGTTTAAAAAGCTCCAGCAGATGCAGGACGACCCGAGCGACGAGCAGTTAGTTGCTCAGTTGAAGCGGGAAGCCAGCGCGATTACCTATGCAGCAGAGATAGGCTCTGGGGACGGTACAGGTTGGAGTTACTAGCAATAAGCACGATATGGACAGGCTTGTTGAGCTGATGATACGTCTAGAAGACAAGATAGACAGGATAAGCAAGTGATGGATAAGCAAGTGATGGATGATAAACAGTTGTCGGCTAGGGTAACGCTGGTAGCTTGCTACACGCTCTCGATAATTTTGTTGGCGATGGTTTTTGTGTTTTTAATGGGGTTTTTTAATGAAGGCATTGACAACAATCAACTTTTTGCAATAGTTGGCCCAGCCTTTCAGACCATCGTTGGTGGTTTTATTGGGCTGATAACAGGCATAAAAATTGGGTTAAATAAATAAGGATTAAACGAGGGTAAGAAAATGGCATCTACATACTCACCAAGTCTTAAAATAGAGCTGATGGGTACCGGCGATCAAACCGGTACTTGGGGCACTACGACCAACAACAATTTCTTGTATGCTTTGGAAGAGGGCTTGATTGGGTATATCAATATCAGTTTTGCTTCCGACGCCAATAAAACTCTCACGTTGTCCGACAGCAACGCCGCGCAAGATGCTCGTAATCTTTACCTGTATGTAACATCTGCGGTGTCTTTAACGGCCACAAGAGAGTTGATAGTTCCCACCACAGAAAAGCCGTACATCGTGCATAACGCTACCACAGGGTCGCAGAGCATAACGGTTAAAACAGCAGCGGGTACAGGGATAACCATACCGAACGGCAAAAAGGTTCTTTTGTACGCCAAT